TCCAGCTCGTTTAGCAGTTGGAACAAACGGTCAAGTATTAACTGCCGACTCAACGACTTCAACTGGATTAAAATGGGCTACAGCGTCAACGGGTGGAACTTTTACAAGTTTTACGCCAACTTGGAATGGAATTACAGTTGGTAACGGAACTTCGACTGGTGCTTATACAACAGTTGGCGATTTTGTTTATGGTTATGCATCACTTACTTTTGGTTCAACAACGTCTGTAACTGGCAATGTAAATCTTAGTTTTCCAGTTTCTTTTAGCGCACCCGATGAGCAAAATATGACTTTGGCAAGATATAGAGACACAGGTGTTGGTGATTATTCTGGTTTTGGTGTATCGGTTTCTTCAACAAGTTCCATTTATTTGACCGTTGGTTTATCAAATGGAACTTATTTGCAGGAAAGTAACGTCAATTCAACAACCCCATTTACTTGGGGTAATACCGATAAAATTCACGTCAATTTCTATTATAGAAAGGCTTAATTATGGCTTTTCATTTCAATCCCTTTTATCCTGATGCGACTAACGACCAAAAATGGCAACAAATCAAACTTTGGCGAAACGCTGAATTGGCCGCTACTGATTGGACACAGTTATCCGATGCGCCGGTTGATAAAGAGTCTTGGGCACAATATCGTCAAGAGTTAAGAGATTTACCTGCGCAAGGCGGTAAAGCGGACGACGCAGTCATTCCAACTCGACCAGCTTAGAGATATGGGAAAACTTTGCAAAGCTGGCATCCAGTTAAGGGAGCAACTCGATGACGATTATCCTGATCGCGACCGGCGTTCTGATGGGTGGATTGCTGACTCTCGGCATATTGCTAAAGGTAATTCTGACCACATACCAGACACTCGACGAAATGGAATCGTTAGAGCTTTAGATATTGACGCCAACCTGAACGCTCATCCTGAAGAAACTTATGCGGTAGTTGAGAAAATTCGTAAATGTGCCAAGCGCGGAGATAAGCGCATTAAATACATTATTTACGACGGAAAGATTATGAGTCCGATATTGGGATGGAAGCGCCGCAAATATAAAGGCGCTAACCCTCATCGCTCGCACTTTCATATTAGCTTTACAACTTTGGGAGACAATGACGGCAAATGGTTCGACCTTGAAGGAGACAGAAATGAGCGACTTAAAAAAGATGGCGGAAAGCTGGGCCAAGACCTTTCTAGCAACAGCCCTCGCAACCTATCTCGCGGTGGGTTGGGATGTCGATGCGATTGCAAATGCCGCTCTAGTATCAGTCTTGCCTAGCATTATTAACTGGCTTAACCCTAACTACGAGCGTTACGGGCGAGTTCGGTAATGGATGCGAATACCGTCGCTGGATTCGTAGCTTCGATGCTCGGATCAATCGCTCTGCTTATCGCCGGACTTCGTTACATTATCAAATTAGAAAATATCCCCATAGTGTCGCGCCTTGATAAAATGGAATCTCAGTTAGAATTAGCCCTATCAAAGAAGGTGGGGGCTAATGGCAACAAAAAAGCGCGTTAAGAAGCCGGTAAAGAAAACGGCTAAATCTCGGCGCACAGTTAAAGAGCTGCCTACCAAGCTAGATTTCTGGGCGATTGCTTGTAAAGAGATTTACGAGACTTGTCGCCGTAATGGAATGGACGAAGGCTTAGCTCTTGCTTTTGCTATGGATCGAAGCGCTTGGCCTGACTGGGTAATCGACCCACAAGATCCGATTCGTAAAATCGGGTGGGAAGATGGCGAAGAGGACGTCTAATTTACCTACGCGAGGTTGAACTCTTCGAGGCGCTTAAAACCGTTTATCCGGACTTAACGCCACTATCGGCAACCGACCGAGCTGACGGCATTACTCACGACGCCTATATCGAGATGAAGTGCCGACGCACTCATTACCCCACACTTTTGATTGAGAAGAAGAAGTGGGATTACTTGGCCGAAATAAGGGCTAGAACGGGCGCTAGAACGCTTTATATCAACTCAACTCCACAAGGGGTCTATCAGTTCGATTTAGGGGCTATAAACGAGCCTGAGTGGCAATTAAAGGCCCTTCCAGATAAGACCGACTTCGCCAACAGCGGCAAGGTTGAAAAGCTTTGTGGCTTCCTAGATATACGACACTCCGAACTCCTACTTGTATAAATAGATTTAATTAAATAGATTTATCCCGTAAATCCAATTAAGGGTTACGGAACGGGAGCGTAAGTGATAAATAATCCAGTAGTAATTCGATTTGATTCTACTTCTGGCGCTTGGTCTGATGGTAAAAATTACGTCAAAGGCCAAATCATTCGCAGATATGCAATTGAATCGCTAGGTAGAAAATCAGTCAGAGGGCGGTTAAGCCGCGAAGAAATCTCAGCCTATTGGCTAGATCGATTTGGGGTGAACGCTGATGTCCAATAATTTTACAGCTGAACAAATAGCAATTATTTGCATTGGTCTATTTGTAGGCGGCCTATGGATTAGTGGCCTTATTGAATCGGCAAAAGCCAAAGCCTTTAACGAAGGTTATAAACGAGGACGGAGTAGCTTGAATGTCAGAGAGATCGTTAAGTGACTGGCTCTCGGATGCTGGTGACACCCTCGAGGACAGGGGGCTCGAATATGGCGATCCGAGACACAATCTTTACCGCATTTACAAAATCGCGAGAGAACTCGGTGTTCAGTTGCGAGACCCAGCTGACGTGGCAATCGTCTTTATCGCGACAAAACTCAGCCGAATGGTGGAAAGTCCAGAGCGCGAGGATTCGTATCTCGATCTCATTGGATACGCCGCTATCTTGGGTCGATGCCGATTTTCTACACCGGAAGATTGGGATGACGTTGAGTCTGACTCGCAACTATAACCAGCATCAATGGTGCGATATTTGTAAAAGTCGCTACGGACAAATGAAAGATGGCACTTGGCACTTAAAAGCCCAAACGCCAGCTGTATGGAAAGTGCAAAGTGAAACCCCTATCCGAAAGGCTCAAGTGCGGTTCTATTGCCAACCTTGCGCCGATGAGGTGCAGAACTGGCCAGACGGAACGTTTTGGTCATTAAAAGAACAACTAGAGATGGCGATCGATGAGTTCGCCGGACGGGAGAAGTTAAATGTCGAATTACCTTGATGATTATGTAAGTGTGCAAGACAGACTAAAGGAGTTTATAAATGCGTTTCCAGATTATCGGATTAAGACTCACGTCCTTGAGGAATCGCTTACGCCTAACTGTGATGTCTATATTGTTAAATGCGAGCTTTATCGCACTGAAGCGGATGCTGCGGCTTGGACAACCGGACTTAGTTCGGAATCAAAGTCAAAGCAATACGCTTTGGAACTTGCGGAAACTGGCTCTCTTGGACGCGCTCTTAATCTCGCTGGATATTTTGCAAAGCCAAGCCCTAGCCCAAAGAAGCCAATTCAGACGACCAAGCCTGAACTCGCCGAATTTATCAAAGAGACAAGACCAAACGACCCTGAGCCGATTGTCTGGGATGTTACGGCTATCGCAGAACAATTCGGCGCGGAAGTAGTTGATGAAGTGCCGCTATGTGCTGAAGGCTGTGGCCCGATGATTCTAAAACAAGGCACAAAGGAAGGTAAAGAATATCGCGGCTGGGTATGCCCAAGACCGAAGTCCGGCCATCCAGCTAAATGGATGAGAATTGGATCAGATGGTAAATGGGTATTTCAAAAGTGAAAGACGCACACCCCTTCAAATGTGGGCCTTGTAAAAAGGTGACAGTCCACAGCTTTGTAACCAAATACGACAGCGAGATAACTGAAGGTGATGAAGTTTGGTTAATGGAATGTCAGAATTGCTTTGAGCAGCGTTTATTTGATCCAGTAGATCGAGTAATCAACCGAGAGGATGAGATAGGCCGCTGCGACCAATGTGGCAATTACAAGATGAAGAACGCTAAATGCCGAATCTGCCGAATAGCTGATGGGCAAGAGCGTATTAAGGAACGTTACTGGAATGGCAACGCCACACTTGAAAGGTTTATAGATGCCGATATATGAGTTCAAGTGCGATAAATGTGAAGCCATTACGGATGTCGCACTCGGATTCGATGCCCCAAAAGACGTAATCTGTCAGAATTGTGGG